GCCGGACATAGTTCGTAATTTTAAACAATTTAATAATAAAGTAGTAGATACTCGATTTCCATAAACAAAATCTTTTGTAATAATAAATGGCGTATCAACTCCAACCAGGAATGAAAGTGGTTCAAGATCACGCGGTTCCAGCCGTTTGTGCGACCGAAGAAGTTTTTACATATCCTCAGCCCAGTACCCTTAACTACGTGTCAAGTAGACCAAACACCATGTTATATGGTACCGCTCCATATATGGCGGGTAAAGGTTCACCAGCACAGTACATTGACACATCTGATCAACTCAGACCACAAAGTACATCTCGTTTCAATAAAGTTTTAGCGAAGACTTACGAAAGAAATTTTCACCCACTTCAAAATGTCGAGTGTAAATTACCACTTAGAACACAATCATATGAACCATCGAGTACCAGAGCCGAAATGCAAAATGGTTTGTTTCAGCAAAGATACCTCAATAAAAATCTCGCTAAGAAATAAGAATGGCTGATCCTATATCTATAATGGCTATAGCCGGCTTAGTTTATGCCGGTAGAAAATTAAGTCAACCAGACGAAAAATACACAGTAGAAGGTAACCCAATAGAAGAAGAAGTAGTTTCTGATTTTTCTAATATGGAGGTTACTCAACAAACAGACTATTTAGGACCTTTATCACCATTAGTAGAACCATCATATAATTCAAAACAAGAAATGGGATCTTTCGCTCAAATTGCTCCACAACAACGTTCTTCGGGTGGTGAAGTTTTGTCTATGAGAAATCGTATGTATGACGCGGGGAGAATGAATAATCTTTCACCAATTGAAAAACAACTCGTCGGACCAGGTTTGGGTGTTGGACCAGAAGTTCCCGCATTTGGGGGTAATCAACAATTGTTTCGTGTTAATCCGGAAAATGTTGGTGCGTATCGCTTAACGACTTTACCTGGTAGGTCGGGTCCAGCATATGATGCTAAGGGTGGTAGACGTGGTATTGTCGGTGAAGTTTCACACAATAGACCAGAAAAGACTGCATTTTTACATGGTCGTCTTCCTCCAGTTGCAGGTAGAGCACAGGGTATGACTGGTAGAACGCCAAGAGCAGAACATGAACGCACAAAGAGAACAACAAATAGATCGGAAACTGGTTCCAGAACTGATACATTAAATTTTGCATCTGCAAAGAGAACTGTTTCTGCACTTACACGTGCTCAGGAACCAACACGAAACAAAGCTGATGGTGCTGTAGAACAATATCAATACAATAATCAACCAGCCCCAGGTATTAGCAGCTTTGTTGGTGGATACTTGAATACACCAGCGACTAAGATTGGTGAAAAGAGAACATTCGGTTCCGCGTACACAGCCGAGGAACTTACAAAATACGGTTTCAGACCAGACGACCGCCGTGGTAAACCAAATAGAGCTGCGGGTCCAGGACGAATGAACGTCCGTGCCGATGCACTTAACCAAGGAGGTATGGTTACAAGTGTTCGCTCTGATACAACGAGAATCGATGGTCGAGTAAATGCTGCGAATGGTGCTTGGACACAACAATATAGACATAACGATTATCATAAATTCAATGCTTATAAGGGACACGAAAATCCAAATGCTACAAATATGAGTTTGGATACAGCTAGAAGACAACTTTCAAGTAACCCATTAGTTCATAGTCTTTCTTAAATAACTAAAAAATTGAGACATACACTCATTAAAATAATGCTCCTATATTTTAATGAAGGTACATACCTTAGATATAGACAGTGGTGAACGAGACCCTGTTTTGTATTCAAATCCAAGTGATTATGTTGTACACCTAAAAAACCCTATTTATGACGTAACTAAAATTTCACTTATATCAGCACGTATACATAATAGTCAATTACTTATAAATGATCATAACAATACGTTCACAATAAACAATACGTTGAATAACTACGATATAACAATACCAAACGGAAACTATGACGGTGAAGATTTAGCTTCAAATGTTGTTGTAAATTCGGGTGGTAGATTATCTGGATCTTCATATGATAAAGATACAAATTCGATAACGTTTGAAGGTCCAAGTCAATTTAGTTTTGATTTCTATAACGGTACAAATGGGTATAAATCCGGTAAAAGTGGGTACACTACACCACACGATATATTAGGTGTAACTGCTTCTAACGCATTCTCTACATCTATTTCCCCTTATAAATTTTATACTGGTAGTATTAATTTACAGGGCCCTGATGCAATTATTGTTAAAATGAGTAGTGGCTCAGATGAATTTAACAAAACAGTATTTTCGGAAACACCTTTTTATACAGGACGTATACTTCTATGTGGGGACGTGATTAACTTTTCGGGTGTTGATGACACTGTCGAACACAATTTTGATTCGGGATCACAGAAAACGATATCAAGTTTACGTGTTCAGTTTTATTACAGTAGTAACAATCGGTTAATACCATATGATTTTAGAAATGCGAATCATATACTTAAACTTGCAGTCACGTGTTCGACTGACAAACTTGAGAATATTGCTAAAGTGGAACGAGACTTTGCTCTTCCACCACCTATGAGTATCCCCGAAATGGAGGATCCGCGTAGATGGGATGCGTTTATATCTATATTTATGGTAATTGCAACCGGTTTATTTTTACTATTGGTTATGCGTAAACCTAAATTTATCGAGTAACCGCGAAGATTGGTTGAGCTGGCTTTTGCACACGTGTAGACACACGAGAGATACCAACGTAGACCAAGATGGACAAGAGCGTCGTAAACAAGGCCGTGAGCGTGTAGTTCATACCACCGTTCTTGTTGACCTTAACAACTTGGTTAACAGTCCATCTGACCAAGTCCATCCACGAGAGGGCGGCGGCGAAGGAGAAGCCGGCAACGACGGCGTTGAGGGATTGGGACTCGAGTTCACGAGCGACGAGCGTAACAGTTTCGGCAGCAGTAGACATTTTTATATATAGTATCCTGAGATTTTAATCGGGGAGTAAATCTTCTTCTATTAAAATTTTTTTATAATGTTTTGGTTTCATATATCCTTTTAACATACCAACATTTATGCGTTCTATTCCTGAATCAGAACCTGAATCTGTTTCTGTATCGGAATCACTTTCAGTATCAGAACTATCATCGTTATCATATATCTTAAAATGTTTAGACGTTCCTTCATATCCTTCAGGTTCCGATATGTTCATTACTATCTATAGCATTTTTTAACATTAATTCTGACGGATTTTTTGGTTCCCATGCATCCCAATTATCATACGCCATATTCATTTTGACAAATTTATATTCGCGACCAGTATATCTCGTAAAAGGAATTTCCTCATCTTCAAAATCAATATCTTCCTCCTCCTGGTCTTCTTCATCTGAAGATTCTTCGTATATTTCTGGGAAATGTGACCCCATTTTCTTACCAACCTCGTTCATGGCACAATATTTCATGGCATATTCCAAATCTTCACCGAGTACCATATCTCTACCAGAAGCCTTGGCGTATTCAGCTGCGAGAACCATAGTTCTTTCGAGTACGGGCTGAATAATGTTAATAGCAGAGTCCTGGACCTGTTCAATTAAGTTTTCGGTTGCGTCTTTTTCTTGTTGATTCATTATAAATTAAACAGTGTTTTAGCAATTCCGTTTTCTACACGGAGTATGTTATAACTTAGGCCTAAAACTCTAAGTTCTCTTTTAGCCAGGTTGTCTGGTAATATTTTGAGTTTTAAATGCTGTTCTTTAATTAAACTAAAATTTCTTTGTCCGGTTGGATACCATCGTTCTGGTTCAAGTGCGAAACTATACGAATAGTATCTTCTAAATAATTGCGTTCTTGAATGATGTATACCACTTTGTACTGCGCGTAAGTTTATGACATTACCTGAAACTTTATCTAAAATAATTGAGTCGTCTAATTGTATTTCAAGGTTTTGTAAATGTTCATAATTTACGTATTCACCTTTATACACTTGGTAATTTGAATCATAATCAAAATTGGTAACAAAATGACCACCTATAACTTTTTCAAGTTTTTGAATTACAAAAAAAAGTTCCTTTATGGGATTTTTAAATTCAAGTTTATGTTTAA